CAGAAAATCAACAACCGGGAGGAAAATGACAGACCCGCGACCACAGAACATAGGCGAAGCGTTGATGAGGCGGGGGACGAACCCCCAACCTCGGGAGATCCAACTACCTAGATACTACAAGCCACGCTGGTATCAGGAAGAGGTGTTCTACGCCATAGAGCGTGGAATGACCCGAATATCTCTAAAGGCGCACCGTAGATGGGGCAAAGACCTCACTATGCTTAATATGCTCATTAAGGAAATGTTGCGGGTGATAGGGAACTATTACTACATTTTCCCCAACAAGGTCGATGGTAGAAAGATCCTCTGGAACGGAAAGGACACCAAAACCGGGGTACCATACCTTGACCACTTCCCCCCTGAGATAGTGAAGGGTAAGCCCAACAATACCGAGATGAGCCTCAATACCGTGAACGGTAGTATGTTCCAGGTTCTAGGCTCTGACTTCTCCCACAGTCAGGACAACGTAGGAACCGGACCCAAGGGCATAATCTTTTCTGAGTATTCCAAATGCGACCCGTTAGCCTGGGACTACTTTAGTCCTGCGCTTTTAGAGTCTGGCGGTTGGGCCTTGTTTAACTACACCGTCAGGGGCAGGAATCACGCATGGAAACAGCAAGAACGGATAAAGGAATTACAGAAGAAAGGGAAGGGGAAGCGTTGGTTCCTGGTGGATCACACGATTCTTGATACTGGAGTCATGACCCCTGAGCAGGTAGAGCGTGAGATTGAAGAGGGGATGAGTGAAAACCTGGCCCGACAGGAATATTACAATGATCCAGACGCGGCTACCCCGGGTGCAAAATTCCAGGAGCAGTTTGTCAAGCTCTCCAACACGACTCAAATATCTGAGGTTCCTTTCGACGATAAGTACATGGTCTATACCTTTTGCGATCTAGGGATGCACGACCATATGCCGTTCTGGTTTGTCCAATTCATGCCGGCGGGAAAGATCCACCTGATAGATTTCTACATAAACTCAGGCCAGGGTATCCCGCACTATGCCAAATTACTCAAGGACTACTCCGACCAGAAGGGTTATGTCTATGGGATGCACACCGCGCCATGGGACATTGAGAACCGGGAATTGGGAACCGGTGTCTCACGGATGGAGTCAGCCCAGAATCTAGGTCTGAACTTCAACGTGATAGCCAAGGGTTCGGTGGAGGACCGCATAGAGGCAATCCGCTCATGCCTTAGCCGATGTTGGTTTGATAACCCCAAATGCTCTCATGGTGTAGATGCTCTAAAAGGCTACCGAAGTGAAGAGGATCTAAAAAACCAGACGTTGAAGGAAAAAATTGTCAAGGACTGGACCTGTCACCCAACCGACGCCTTTGGCTTGATTCCCCAGGCAGAGCAACAATGCCGACAACATCAGGATACAGTAGGGTTTCAAGGAGCTATCAGTATCCATGGAGCCAGTTCTATCGAGTCCATACGCCCCAAAAATTCCGGTGGAGGTTACGGATGGATGGGCCATTAGTCAATAAATAAATTTGACACCAGGACAAAAACACCCTCATAATGTAAATATATGGATCGGTCCGTGTAGTCACCATACAAAACCCCGTCGTAAACTCCGTTTTTTGTACGGTGACCGGAGAGCCGTAAATACCGTCAAGAGGTAAAGCGTGGCTACGACTCCATATAATCTTTCAGGCGAAGCGTTTTTACAGGCCTATTCCAACGAAACGCATAACATCAAAACCAACACCTCTACAAGTAAGACCCTAAAGATTCCAGACGATGCCAAGATAGCCATTTTTTCCTGTTCTGAGGAATTCTGGGTTAAGCCGGTGGCGGCCTCAGACGACACGATCACCATCCCCACAGACGATGTGGTAGATGGACTGGCACCCCGTCGCTCCCCTGGTGGGTTTGACGTTGAAGCACACCGCGGTAAGTGGTTAGCGATCAACTGTAAGTACACCGAGAACATTCAGGTATCTTTTTACTCTTAATGAAATGCAATGGAACGCGAATGGTCAGGGATCAACAGGACTGGGGTTTACCTCTAGTGGTCGCATTATTGACGGATCGGGAGAAGTCATTATCGGAGGTGACGGTGTGAGTCGTTTATATTACCCCACAGATTACACGGGTGGGGATGCAGTCACCGCAAGCGCCAAGAACCAGTACCTTTGCCGATTAGCCGCCGCGGGTCAGATCGATTTACCCGCCTCACCATCTGACGGGGATTATGTAGAGATAGTCGATGTTCTCGGGAACTTCTCTACCTATGCCCTGACCGTGAGTGGGAATGGGAATAATATCAAAGGTCTTGGTGGTGACGATCCCAGCGAGATTCACGGCGACGATTTCCGAACAGCAACCTACGTGTATAGCGCACTAGCGGGTTATTGGGTGGTGACAAACCTAACTTGAGGTAACTATGAGACTATCCCTTTTAATTTTCCTAATCACCCTCGGCATAGTTTCGGGGGCATCGAGGGATCGGTTCAAACAAGGCTTTACCATCCAGAAGCCTGGTGGATTTATCGGAGTAGACTCCCTACGGCCCACCACCGACACCACAGATATTAAGGTAACCAATAGAGCTGGCAATGCAGATGTAATGATTATCGACATTGACGGGCTCAAGATTGGGATTAAGAAAACGCCAACCGAGGATCTTGATGTACTGGGTACGGTTAAAGCTGCGTCCTTCGTTGGAGATGGATCCCAACTATCCGGCCTGTCTGTCACAGGTGCGGCACTTCCCAACTTCACCATAGCCACGGCCCATCACCAGGCACTAGCAAAAGAATATATCCTGGTCGATTCAAATGCCGGGAGTTTTAACGTGACACCGCCAACCGCCGTCCCAGGTGTTTGGTTTGTGGTTGCGGATATAGGACAGGCCAGCGTAAACCCGGTCCGAGTCCTTACTGACGGTGTAAAAATAATGAGCTTAACCAATGACCTACTTATCGACGCTGACCGTGTATGGGTGAAATTTGTCTATGCCGACGCTTCGAGGGGTTGGGTTTTCGAGGGTCCGTAGGTTCGGCCCCATTACGCAGGAGGCGATCTCGCTTATGTTACAAGAATTCAGAAAATGGAGGCGACAGCTCGGAACTTTGGTTCTCGTCTTCTTCGTATTTCCAATGTTTTCAATGGCCTTTAGTGCCGATACGTCTTTCAAAGACACCTATATGCCCTGGAGCGGAAGAACGATTACAGGCGTAACGAGCTTCACAGCCACTACCGTTTCAGGAACGACTGGATCATTCACAAACCTCACAGGTCATGTGATTGGAACTGACGTACAGGCCTATGATGATAACCTTAATGATATTGCAGGATTCTCGGCCTCCCCAGCGGATAGTAATATCATGGTGGGTAATGGATCAGCCCTTGTCCTGGAAAGCGGGGCGACCTTGCGCACTTCTATCGGTGTTGCGATAGGGACGGACGTACAGGCTTACGACGATAACCTTGCAGATATTGCCGGGTTTAGTGCGACACCAACAGATAGTAATATCATGGTGGGTGACGGTTCAGACTTCGTTCTTGAGAGCGGAACCACCCTTCGTACTTCTATCGGCGTTGCGATAGGGTCTGACGTTCAAGGTTATGACGCTGATTTGGCGGCCCTTGGTGGCTTAACTTCAGCAGCCGATAAACTCCCTTATTTTACAGGTAGTGGAACGGCTGGCGTGACCGATCTCAGTTCATTCTCAAGGACTTACCTTGATGATGCAGATGAGGCCACCTTAAAGGCTACTTTGAATCTTGAGGCTGGAACCGACTTCAACGCCTACGATAGTGATTTAGCGTCGATATCAGGATTATCCAACGTCGATGGATACCATATCAGGATGAGCGGATCGGGATACGAAACCCTGACCACCGCCAGTCTGGTGACTAACCTTGGGCTTGTCATCGGAACCAACACTCAAGCGTGGGATGATGATCTCGATGATCTTGCGGCCCTTACCCCAACCGACGGCCTGTTTATTGTGGGTAATGGAACTGACTTCATTACGGAAAACGGAGCTACCGCCAGAACCTCTCTGGGCCTTGGTGATGTTGCAACGCAGAACAAGGCTAGTATAGACATTACCGGGGGTACGGTTGCTGGTGTTGCCATTACCAATTCAAGTTTCTCAGGCACAGTAAATCAGTCAGCTCTTATTAAAACAGGAAGCTATACTGCTTCAGCCGGTGAGATTGTCGGCGTTGTTTCTACTGGCGGGGCTTTTAGGGTTACTTTCCCTACTAATCCCACAGCAGGAGATATGATCCGAATTACAGACCTTGGGCTTGCCCTTGAAACCAATGCGGTTGTATTGGACGCGGGTGAAGCCACGGACCACATGAATGGAACTACACAGAGCCTATCCCTTGATTGGAACGGGCTAGATCTCAGGTGTATCGCGACCAGTGTTTCGGCCTGGTCCTGTTCAGGAACCTAGAAAGAATCTGAGAATCGCAGGAGGAAACGAGTGAATATTTTGAACCGTTTATGTTTGGGCCTCGGTGTAGGCCCACCGATTCGAGTAGCCATATTTTTAATGTGCCTCGTTTCCTCCAGCTTTTCCGCTGACAACAGCTTCAAGGACAACTACCTTCCCTGGGCCTCCAGGATCATTACCCTTACGGGGGTTGATGCGAGTGGAACAGTTACCGCAACCAATCTTCAGATTAACGGTAGCGGTACTTTTACAAATGACGTTCAGATCAATGACGATCTCAATGTCTCATCTGAAGGAACCTTTGCTTCTATTGTAGTCACAGGGCTTACTGAAGGAACCATAGACAACGTGGTTATCGGGGGCTCGACAGCGAAAGCGGGAACCTTTACCACCTTAATAGGTACTGCCGGAACTATTAACGGTTCAACTATTGGGGGTACTTCAGCAGGAGCAGGAACCTTTACAAATTTAACAGCCAACGGAACCTTTACCGCTACAGGCGGGACTATTGACGGGATTCCTATTGGGGCCACAACTTCTTCGGCCGCGCGGTTTCTTTACCTCACTAGCGCCGGGATGACTTTGACTTCTACGATTCAAGGGGGCGCTGATGCAGCCCTCGGGGATCTTACTCTTACGGGGGATATAGTAACCGCCGTTGGTGCAAATTTCTCAGGCAATATAACAGTGGTAGATGTTTCCTCTACCGGGAATATCTCAGGTTCAAGTTCTGCTTTTACTACCGCAGTCTTTACAGAAGTGCCAAACGGGTTTATGGTCGATGGGACAGTGACCGCCACAAGTTTTTCTGGCGATGGGTCTGGGATTACAAACCTATCGGCGGGAACACAGATTGTAGACGGCGATGCCCATGCCACCGCGAGCGACGGCGTGAGTATCATATTCGATGTAGATGGTGGTGGTAATGAAATGACCATACTAACTACCTCAGTCGGTATCGGCACACCAACCCCAAGCAAAGAACTTACTGTGAATGGGGAGATCACGGCCTCATCTGAAATATCCAGTTCCACAACCGTTAGTGGCACCACCCTAACCGCATCCATATTGATCACAGCACCACAAGGAACCTTTACCAACATTTCAGGCAACGGAACCGGAATAGGGGGCGTGGTTCACACGGCCACAAATGAAACCATCAATGGCACCAAAACTTTTTCTGACATTGACGTAGATGGCGGGTATATCGACGGAACCCCCATCGGCCAAACCTCTGCATCAAATGCTAAATTTGGAATCGTGACGGCAACCACAGCCAACCTGACGACCATCAACGCCACTACGATCAACGGCACAATCAACACACCCGCTCAAAATACAATTACCTCAGTGGGAACCCTGGCTTCTGTGGACATCGACGGAGGGGCCATCGACGGCACTCCAATCGGACAATCCTCAGCCAGCAACGCAATTTTCGGCGTCGTTACCGCAACGACTGGTAACATCACCACTCTGAATAGCACAACGATCAATGGAGAGATCGGAACGGCGGCCCAGCCAAACATCACATCCATAGGCTCTCTTTCCCGGGTGACTGCCACCGACTTCGATGGAACAAATTTCAACGGAACAAATTTAACCGGGACTTTGCAAACAGCGGCCCAGCCCAATATCACATCCATCGGATCTGCCAACAGACTAACCGCTACCGATTTTGACGGAACAAATTTCAACGGTACAAATCTCACGGGGACTTTGCAGACAGCGGCTCAACCCAATATCACTTCTATAGGTTCTGCTTCAAGACTTACAGCCACCGATTTTGACGGGACAAACGGCAATTTTACTAATGTTGCAGGAACTCTTACGACAGCTAATCAGCCAAACGTAACGGACATCGGAACCCAGACTACCGCAGATATCGACGGAGGGTTTATCGACGGGACGCCGATTGGTCAAACATCACCTTCCGATTCGAAGTTTGGAACCACCACGGCAACAACCGGAAACTTCACCACGGCCAATATAACCAACGGAACCATCACCGGCGACCTCACGGACCAGGGAAAGATTTTTGTTGGAGCTTCAACGAATAGAAATACAAACTTGTATGATTCCCATATTTGGGTTGAAGACAACTTTACGCCGTATTTGTCAGGGTTGGCGCAAATTCTATCCAATGGCGCCGGCGCCAGGGGTTACTTTGGCGGAGGGGTTCGCGGAACGGGAAATGTTTATATGTCCATTGGTGGATATGATTCCTCCAACGCCTCCTTCACGGAAACGGATCCCGGGGTTGTAAACGCCTTTCGATTGCGGCTAATCAGATCGAGTGATTCAGTTGGCGAATTGCATTTCGAAAAATTCGACGCTTCCGGCAACGATATAGACACCACATATTTCAGGATCACTCAATCGGTCGCGTCTTTCTCTTTACCAATCATCGCCGGAAACATCACAAGCAACGGAACCATCAACGGACAAGGCGCGGTGATGGTCAACGGCGCTTCATTGCCGCCGCCTTCCTATGGCGGGCTTTATATCGCCGATGATTCATTGACTCAAGTTACAGTTTCAACGGCGGGCCATTACACAACAACAACAACCTGGGAGCTTTCGGCGGAAAAGACCGGATACTTAACCGATAGCCAGGGCAACACCGATTTTTCAACGTACCCTTCCGACGGCTTCGTTGTGGATACGGACGGAGCCGGGACGTATCTATTTAATATTGAAGTGACGGCGAGCGGGACCAATAACGCGAACGTGAAATTCTATCCGCATATTGACGGCGTTATCATGGCTGGGTGTGGAATTAAGATGGTGATGGATTCAGCGGGCAAGGCAGAAAGGGGCGCGGTTTCGTGTCTTCAAGCTCTCAGCGTTGGCGAGTTCGTAGACATGAGGATCACCGCCGACGGCGCGGGGAATACGGTCGCGATTTCACCGGGGAACTTCACGCTCACAAGGGTGGATAACTAATGACCAAAAAAGATGAGGACAGGGACTTAGTGGATTCTGGTAAAACAGAGATTATCCCCCTATCCGACTCTCTCGAGAAGATCCTGAAATTCCAATGCGCCAAGTACCGTATCAAGTCCAACGGGAAGGAAGAAATAGGAATACTTTCCAGGGAGGTTATAGAGCACTTCCCAGACGGCGTAATTGATGTTTTTGGTGATGATGTTGTGGTCTACAGCCGGATAATAACCCTGCTCGTTGGAGCCATGCAGGACTTAGAAAAATCCAACAAGGAGTTAAGGGGTAAGGTTGACCGGATGGAGAAGCGATTATGACAGAATCGGTAATAACCCCCAAAGTGTTCAAGGATCTTTCTGATTCAGTGATAACTCTATCCTCCGATGTGAAGCACCTGGGCGAGCGTCAGCAAGAAGACCGGGCAGACAGCCGGGAAAGAGACAAGGAATTAAGCAAAAACCTATTGAAGATCAACCAGTCTATACAGACCCTTCATGAAGACCGAGCGACCCTTAAAGCAATCTCTTGGACGACAGGGAAGGTGGCTGGAGCTGTTGCGGCCTCCTGTACCGTGGTTCTTGGCATCGTAGGTGTTGTACTTAAATTGGGGGCATCATGATCGGGCCTAAGCAAATCTCAGACAACCCTCAGGGGCAAACAAAGGACAAGCCCAGAATCCGGGAAGAAGCCCCCAAGCCAACTAACCCGCTTGACCAACTCTTAGACAAGCCACATTTAAGGAATCTCAAGTAATGAGTCAAACTCCACAAGAACCTCAGGGGGTAAAACCTGGCAAGTCCTTTAAGGCCGATGAGGTTCACGCTCTCGCCAAAGAACGCCTACTTCGAGTAGTTGAGGACGAGGGCAAGATGCGTAGGAGTGCGCTCGACAATGTAAAGTTCGCCCACGGTGACCAATGGGATGCCGAGTCAACACAGAAGCGACTCAGTGATAAGCGCCCCATGCTCACGATCAACCGACTGCAAACATTCGTGCGACAGGTCGTGGGGGATATGCGACAGAATCGGCCCCAGGCAAAGGTCAGGGGGGTTAGTAGCTCTAGTGATGCGGATATAGCGAATGTAATTGAAGGCCTGATTCGCCACATAGATCAACAGTCTACCGCCAAGATAGCCTACGATACCGCCGCAAAGTCCCAGGTGGAGGCCAGTTTCGGATTCTGGAGAATACTCACCAGATACAAGTCCCACGATTCATTCGACCAGGAAATCTATATCCAGCGGGTGAAGAACCAATTCTCGGTCTATTTCGATCACTCGGGTAATGAGTGGGATTACTCAGATGCGCGTTACTGTTTCATCACCGACAAGATCCCTGAGGCTGAGTTTGAGCGTAGGTGGCCTAACAAGAAGGCCGGCGCACCTGGAAAACTAGCCCGGGGAGAGGGTGACAACCACGACAAGAACATCACCGAAAAGATGGTCGATGTTACTGAATACTTCTTCGCTGAGTATGAGGACGATATTCTGTGCCTTTACTCAGATGGGACCAGGTATCTCAAGAGCGAACTCAAAGACCACACCATACCAGAGGGGGTCGAGAAGGTTCAGGATCGCAAGACCAAGGTTCGTCGGATCTATTGGTGTACCTTCTGCGAAGACAGGATTCTTGACGATGTTCGCAAGATCGCCGGAAAGTATATTCCTGTAGTACCCGTGTGGGGCCGAGAGTATTTCTACGATAATGAGCGACACCTCGAGGGATTGATAGACCACTCCAAAGATTCCCAGAGAATGTTCAACTACTGGAGATCAGCGGCTACCGAAGTAGTAGCTCAACAACCCAAAGCCCCTTATATGCTGACCCCTAAAATGATTCAGGGCCACTCAGCAGACTGGCAGAAGGTCAATGTCGAAACCCTCCCCTACCTTTTATTCAACGAAACAAAGATGGGATTCCCAAAGAGAATCGACCCCTACCCGATCCCCGCAGCGATTGTCCACGAATCCAGGTCTGCCATAGACGACATGAAGGCCACTACAGGGATCTTTGATGCCGGACTTGGAGCCAAGGGTAACGAGGTATCGGGAACGGCGATTCTAGCCCGTCAAAAGGAATCTGATACCTCCACCTTCGACCTGGTAGACAACTACCATTTGGCGATGATGTATTCCGCTAAGATCATCGTGGACCTGATTCCGCAGATATACAACTCGAAGCGAATTGTTCGGATCCTATCAGAAGACGGCAAAGAAAAGATGGTTCCCATAAACACCAAGAACCCAGACTATGTGGCTGAGAAAAGTGCCAAGATGTTTCTCAACGATCTATCTGTTGGTGAGTATGACGTTTATATCGATATTGGCCCGTCTTTTATGACAAAGAGGATCGAGGCCGCAAACGCCATGATGGAGCTTACCCGCCACAATCCCAAACTCGGGGAGCTCACGGCTGACCGCATGATAGAGAACATGGATTGGCCTGGGGCGAAAGCCATGGCCTTGAGGATCCGAAAAACTCTACCGCCTCACCTACTCACCCAGGACGAGCGGGAAGAAATCTCAGAAGAATTCGCAAAGGCAAAGGGTATGGACATGGGGCCCCAGGCCCAGCAGCAGGCCATGCAACAGCAACAAGCCGAGGCCGACAGAATGGCCCAAGAGTTAAAGATGAAGCAGGAAATTGAACTGCAAAGATTAAAGCTCGAGCATGAACAGAAGATGATCGAACTCGACACCCTCAACAAGCAGAAGGAAATCGAGTTAAAGGAATTGAAAATAGTCTCCGAACAAAACAAGAGTGAAGAAGATATTGTAAAAATCGTTGGTAAAACTCTTGAACAGTTTCTAGGCAGTCCCGCGGAGGGACAAGAATCTAAGAACTACGGAGGTTCTAAATGACCGTTGAAAACAACGCTCCCGGCGTAGAACAAGGGGCCCCGCCAGCTCCAGCACCAGCCCAGGATAATGCCGAGGCTGGATTTATGGCTTTGATGGAGGAAAGGTTGGGGGAACAAACCGGCCAACACCAAGACCAGAGCCGACCCGGACAGGACCAGGTACAGGCACAGGCCGACAAAGAGGCCGCCAAGATCCCGGAACAGGACGGACAGACGCAAGCAGAGGGTACTCCCAAGGAAGAGGGCCAGGGTGGTTCCGCTCCCGGTGCTGAAAAACGCATAGGACAATTGACCTACAAGGTTAAAGAGTCTGAGCGTAAATTTGATGAAGCGCAACGTGAATTAGCTTTGGCTCAGACACGTATCCGCGACCTCGAAGCACAGGCGTACCCCGAATTAGGTGAGGAACCTAAGCAAGATAATTATGAATCTCAAGAAGAATATCAGTACGCCCGAATGGGGTATGAAGCCCAGAAAGGCAATCTTGAGTTTGCTAAGAAACAAAATAGGGTACAGGTTGATAGGGCACGTAAAGATGCAGTCCACGCTCATGACCAACGGATGCTCAGTCTGGTAAATGAGCAGATTCAGGGAAACTCTGAGTTTGCGCCAGACTTTGAAACTGTGGTCCGAGCGACGGAAGTATCAGGAGTAATGCGTGACATATTAGCCAGTTCCGAACATTTTGGACCTGCGGCTTATTACCTTGCGAAGAATCCTCAAGTGGCAAATGAAATCATGTCTCTCCCAGCACAGGGTCAGGCGGTACGAATGGCTAACCTACTCGTACACGCAGCTTTGCAGCAGGAGAAACAAAACTTGAGCGCACCGCGCGGAACCGCTGTTCCACCGCCTATTACCCCTGTGCCTTCTGCTCACGGTGGGGGAGGTTTCGATTCTACGAATCCAAACCTAACCTTCGATGATTACAGAAAGCAGCATGGGGAACGGTTGTTGAAAGAGCGATAAGCCCGGGCCTCAGTTAAGGGGAACGCAAAATGGCTAATACGCTATTAACACCAAGCATTATTGCCGCCGATACTTTATTGCGCCTCGAAAACCGCCTTGCTCTGTGTAAAAACGCACATCGGGAGTTTAAGAAGGAATTCGATAAAGTTGGCGACACCATCACCATTCGCAAACCGGTCAAGTACGTAGCCAAAAAGGGCGAAACGCTGGTAAAGCAAGATACCAACGAGAAGTCTGTTACGTTGACCGTGAGTGAACGTGCTCACATCGGGGTAGAGTTTAGCTTGAGGGAATTGACCCTTGAGATTGAACAGTTCGGCCCCCGTTACCTGGACGGTATTTCCCGCGCTCTGGCTAACCAGATCGAAAAAGACGGGATGAACCAATTCACCAGCATTAACAATGTTGTTGGAACACCTGGGAATACCCCCTCAACCTTCAAATCTGTAACAGATGTTATGGAATTGATGGATCTTGGGGCTGTACCGGAAGATCGTTGTCTTCTTGTTGAGCCCACCGCCTACTGGGGTCTGATTCGATCCGACCTGAAAGATTATTACGACGCTGAAAGAGCGAAGCAACTCAATCAAAAGGGGTTTCTCGCTGAAGTTGGCGGTTGTAAAATCTTCCAGAGCCAGATGGTTCAGTCTCACACCAGTGGTACACACGCTGGACTTGGGGCTAACACCAAGGTTAAGACCCAACCCGCCGACGGCGCCACCTCCATTGTCCTTAAAGGGTTTACCGCTGACGCAGTAGGTATTCTCAAGAAGGGTGATGTTCTTAACTTCGCAGCCGTGAACGCGATCAACCCGGAGCATTTCGGTACAACCGGTAAGCTCCAGAACTTTGTGGTAACCGATGATACGGCTCTTGATGCTGACTCTAACGGTGAGGTCACTGTGGGCATTTTCCCAGCGATCCGACTTCCTTACACTGGAAGTGGGGCTATTGGGAAAGAAGCCCCATACTCCACCGTGGATGCTCTACCCGCTGTCGATGCCCTGGTAACCTCCAAGACTTACGGAGCGAACCCGAGTCCACAGAACCTTGCTTTCCACAAGCAGGGAATCGCGTTTGTACCCATCGAGCTTGAGAAGCCTCTCGGGGCCGCTCACGCCGTTCAAATGAGTGGAGACTTTATCTCCATTCTGCTCACCTGTGACTACGATATTACCAACTCCAAGAATATTTGGCGTTTCGACGTTGAATACGGCTGGAAGGTGATTTACGAGGAACTTTGTACTCGCCTTGTAGGATAGTCTACAGGCTTTACTAAGAATCGGTGGGTACTCCTTTCGAGGGGTACCCACTTTTTCAAAACTAAGGAGATGTTGCTGACATGGCTACAGAACCAAGCAAGCAAAAAGCACGCACTATGCGGTATCACGAACAAGAAGCTCCCGGTGGGAGAGTATTCTTTGACGACCAACTAAAAGGCCTTGAGAAAGGCTGGACCGATACACCTGACTGGCTTTTCAAGCCGAAACAACCCTCTCTAGTAGAGGACGATGGGATCAGTAACACTAACATCTCAGGGGAGGAAGAGTTGGCCTCGGTAGACGAGACTACCCTTTCTGTAGAAAAGACTAACCCAGAGGTGGTGGAAAACGTCAAGGAGTTGAAGGCCGCCATAAAGCGTGGAGAAACAGACTACGCCAAGCGGGAAATGGAGAAACTTGCCAAGAACGGTTTCTTAGGCAAAACGGATCATCGCACCCTCAAGGGTATGATAACCAAGAAGATCAAAGAACAGGGGTAGAGAATGTCAACGCCTTTAGCTTTAATAGCATCAGCACTTAGATTGACAGGGGTTAAGGCCGCAGGTGAAACCTTAACCGTTCAAGAAAAGACTGACACGCTAGAGGCGTTGAACTCTGTTCTTGGCTCCTGGTATCTCGAAGAGTTCCTTCAACCCAGCCCGACGGAAGTAACCTTTACCGTGGATGGGGACACCCCCAACCCCTTCACCCTCAAGACCGGCGGGGATATAGACCAGAATCACTTACTGAGCGTATCAGAAGGACTCATCGCCCAAAGTGATAACCAGAGATACGATGTTGAGATACTAACCTGGCAAGACTGGTTGAGGGTCAATAACCCAGAGGATACCGGGATGCCACGTAAGGTTTACATTGAATATGAGCACGACATGACCAGAATTGGGCTATGGCCCAAGCCGTCTGGAACCTATACTCTCCACCTTTACGGGATACCCGCCTTCACCCCGATTCTAATTGGGGGCATCGAGGACGAGTTGGGATACTCATTAGACATGGAGAGGGCGATAAAGTATGAGCTGGCTGTGGAACTTGCTCCCGAGTTCGAGGGTCAAGTCAACCCACACCTCACGAACATGGCCTCATCTCTCAAGGATAGGATCAGAAACAAGAACACCAGCCCAACCCCCAGGCAACAGTTTGAGGCATCCATGAACAAGAGAACCCTACACCTATCAAGGACTCCCGAAGGTGGCTTGTAAAAGAGTTTCTACTACGTGCGGCCCCCCGCCTTATCCCCGCGGTAGCGGTGGTCGAGCCGAGCGTGGCTATTTCCGTGGAGTCAATGACGGCATTAACGCCAACGCCTCAGATGTGGCAGACGTTGACCCCCAAGACCCATCGGTAGGCGGTAGGTACACCTGGAATAGCCTCGACCCGTCCACCTACACCCTTGAGTCATTTGTGAAGAAGTTCCAGATCCATATTGTTTCTGGTGGTGGTGGTGGTGGTTGCGCCGGAAGAACGCAGAGTTTTGACACCTTTGCAGGTGGGAATGGTGGCTATGGTGGGGGATCGACCTATGCTGCCCTATGGATAACCAATGCACAGGCGGTCAAAGATGTACTCATTCAATCTACAGGTGACAGGGGATTGGGCGGTACGTTTTTCATTGACACAGGCAACAATACCACCGGAGGCAATGGGGGGGATGCCAGCGTCTATGTAACATTCCAGAACTATACTATCCTCGGTGAGCGAGAACGCGATGTAACAAAGCTCAGGAGTTTTGTTCGGGTAGCCTATGACCTGACAGGCCCACAATCAAAATACACCGTCAGGCTCACGGTGGATGCCCAATACGGGTCTATATCACACTTCCTACTAGGGTTATCACTGGAATTCTACGCACCCCCTGGAACCACGGCTACAGCATTGGCTGACTATATAACCAGCACAGGCGGTGATATAGCCAATTTCTCAGGCAAGGTTTACAGTAGCGGTACATCTTCCGTAGAGACTACGGGCGCACAACAGATGTTGGGTGGAGCCGAACCCGTGACTGTCACCACCTACGGGGGGTATGGCGGTGAGATGGGTAACGTTGGAGATCCCGGTGTAGATGGTAGATATGGTGCGGGGGGTGGATACCGAATCCATCAGGCCAATGTAGGGGACATATTCAAAGTAGTCCCTTATAGCCAATATGACGGATCAA